CGCCTCACGTCTTTGTTCTGCTCAAGTAAAGACACCAGTGTCTTAATAGGTGTTTCCGTATCACTGCAGACAAATAACGTCATCGTTCCGATGTTGGTTCCCTCCATCTCGGGACCCTTCCAGATCTTAAGCATTGTTTTCCTCCTTTCTGTAAATAATCTCACAACCGTTCTCTCCGTCCTCACTAACAGTAACGAACATATCGCGGTTATTTCCATATTCCCTTCGTAAGAATGTAAGCAACTTATAAGCAAACGTCTCACAAGAGCAATTAGCCGTGTGCTGGAGCTTATACATGAAGTCGCTTACCTTATGCTTGAGCATTATAAACTCAATTTCCCTATCGTCATCAAACACCTCTACCTGACACTTCACGTGAGCCAGATGTCTGTGCAGGTTTCTCAAATACGCTACCTCTTCCGGAGCGTCTTTATACTGATGAATGAATTCAACTGTATCCGTGCAATATACAAATGTCTGTATCATACCTCTATCGTCTCCCCATACCATGCTTTTGAAATTTCTACGTCACACTTGATTGGCATTTCCAAGATACTCTCTGCGGCCTTGCTCATTGTCTCTGCCAGTAACTTTGAACATTGCTTAGCGTTCTCAATAGGACACTCGGCTATTACCTCATCATGCACGGGAACCAGTAACCTGAATCCCAGTTTTTTGAGTTCCTCATTATTATTGAGCTTTATCATAGCCAACTTTGTAAGATCTGCTGCGCTACCCTGGATACGGAATTAACGCATTGTCTGGTAGCATCCGCTATCTTACCGCCATTATCTACAATCCATATTCCTTCTTCGTTAGCCTGATCAAATATCTTACGCTTCTCACCAAACTTCGCGTGACGTAACTTCCTCAAATACTTGTCCTGTATCTCTTCCGGAACTTCTTCGTCTATCGGCTCATTCATTCCAGTAAAGTCTAGCAAGTCGTCGTCCGGTGGAGCTCCGTCTTTCCACTTGAATTCAAATTCGGGTAACTGTAGATCCGGAAGTCTGCGCTTTCTACCACATACCGTTGTTACATAACCCAGTTCGTATGCCATGTCCAAACTGTCCTGCTCGAACTGTCGTATAGCGGGGAATCCTTTGAACACGCTTTCCTTGATAGCCTTTGCCTTCTCTGTTGTGCAGCCAAGCTGTTCACCTATACTGGCTTCACCTCTTCCGTACAATACACCAAGCAAGATACTCTTTGCCTGAGTTCTGCGTTCCTTTCCCTCTTTGTTCTTACTGCCATCGGGATTGAACTCTCGGCACTCGTCATAAGGTTTATTAAATGCCTTACTTGCTATCTCACAATACAGATCCTTTCCTGCCATGAATGTATCATACATCTGAGCATCGCCTGCCTTGCGACATAATGCTGCTAAGCACTTCGGCTCCTGCTGGGAAAAGTCTGAAGACATAAGTACATACCCGTCACTTGCTACAAACATCTTTCTGATGTCCTTATTGTGTGAGGGAATGTTCTGAAGGTTGGGATCACTACTACTCATTCTTCCCGTGTCAGCTCCATACTGATTGAATGAACAATGTATTCTACCATCTTTTGGATTAACACAATCCGGGAGCTTGTCTATATACGTCGAAAGTAGCTTAGCTACTTCTCTGTATTCCAATACCGCCTTTGCCACCGGATCATCTATCTTTGCTAAGATAGGCTCACCTGTGCCACGAGGGTTCTTCTTGTCTATAACTCCCACATCAAGGATATCATAAAACAGTATTGCTAACTGAGTGGGACTTGATATTGATATGGGCATATCCAATTTACAGTCCGGATGCTTAAGTCTGTACTTATGTATCTTATCTTCGTAAGGCTCACATGCTTTATAGAACTCCTGCTCCTTCTCTTTAAGCAATGCATTATACTTCACTGATAACTCGTGTGCATAATTCTCATCAAACAGTATCCCAGTATCTTCCATATCAGATACAACTGATACACAAGGCATTTCGATGTTCCTGAATACCCAGTACATATTCCGAATATCTTCTCTGTCTGAATCCGGTCTGAGATACTGTCTCTGATAATCACATAACTCGGTGGTGATAACCGGATCGTGTGCTGCATACAAGAATCCCACATTGTACGGGATATAGGTAAAGGGAATACCTTTGAACAAATCGTCAAACCTAAAGGCATCTCCCTCTCCGTTCAAGCAATACTTATTGTGAAGGAACTTCAAGTTTGCATGCGGTTCATTCTCGTTTAATATCCTGCCCGCAAGATATCCGTCCCATGTACAATAGGCTTCCTTCCAACCATTGGCACGCAGTTCCCGGATATCAAACTTTGCATTGAACATATCTATATCAATGTCCCTAAGACGCTGAAACTGGCTTATGACGAATTCCATGTCCAGCTGTCCCTCGGCTCTTACACCGGTTATATAACTGATATGATTGATGGGAATATATGAACCTTTCAGTTCACGTGAATTGATACAGATACCTGCTAACTTATTTCGGAGCGGATCCAGTCCGTCTGTCTCGGTATCTATTGAGATATAGCGATTAGCTATAGACTTGTCTATGTAGTCGATAAGAATATCCTTATCTGTAATGACCTGATATTCCTCTCGATACTTTCCAAGGTTAGCTTCTACCATGGCCTTGATTTGATTGATACGAGCAAAGAGGTCTGTGCCGCTGTTTCTTGACTTGCTTGCTATTATTATCGGAGAGGCTCCAGTTCTCTGTCTTGACAGAACTTTCTTATCCTGTGCCTTACCAGTATTCCTCTTAGGTATATCAAACAATGCCATAGCATTAACTCCTTAAATTAATTATCTCGGGTAGGGATTTGCACCCTACATAAGGTTGTCTCGCTCCCTCGACATGCGCGCTTTATCCATCCATCTGATAGGGATTGTCTGCGTCTACCTATTCCGCCACCGAGATATTCTGTGGGTAGGGATTTGCACCCTACATGATAACTCCTGTACATCTTTCGCGCACTAGCATCTATTATCAATGGCTATATTCGTGTCTACCTATTCCACCACCACAGAACATATGAGATAAAACAATGATTAGAACTTATCTTCGTTGCGTCTGCCACGGGCAGTTGCGGGAGTTCTTCTTCCCGTATCTCTTCCAGCATTTCTGTCCCTGCTGGGTCTCTCTGAGTCTCTACGTCTTACCTCAGGCTTCTCCTCTTCGTCATCTGTCGGAGGGAAATCGCCCTCTTCCAGATAATACTCCATGTCTTCCGCTGTCTTGTCCAGGACAAATCCTCCAAGAATCTCGGGAAGGTCCGGTAAATCTTCGATCTCTGTATCGTCCTCACTTACGAAGTAGATCTCATAAGTGGTCTTCTTGTCCTTCGGCTTACCGTTACGCTCTACTTCGAAGACGTTGTTTACGAGATTCTTCTTATCGTTGGTGTAACGTGTGCAGACACTTGCCATCTTCTGAAACATTGTCTTACCGCGATCCATATCTGAACAGCGTCCTCTTCGATGTTGTAAACCGGGATGAACAGTCTTGCCTGAGCCTGCTTGTGTTCTCTGCAGAACGGACACACATCCAGCGGATCGTCGTATGAACGAAGGCAGTTTACATAACGTTCCTTACCTTCCTCTCCGACGGCAACCTTATGTACTGACATACCCTCTACATCATCGACGGTGTTGTACATAAAGCGTACCTGCTTAACACCTTTGTCCTCGGCGATGCCAAAGAAGCCACCGCCACCCTGTCCACCGTACTTGTCTGCCTGATCAACTGCGAATCTTGCCATGTTAGTTTTCCTCCTTGATAGTGTTTAAAAGGTCTGTGAATCTATCCACCTCGCTATAAGCGAAGTCGAATGCGTGTGAGCTGGGGCAATTTCTAACCCTGTCTGCCGTGAAGCCTTCCGGAACCTGGCTAGCACGTACCATGAGTGCGAACTTCTTGCTACCAAAGTAAACCTCACATACCGTCTTGCCGGCTTCGTTCTTTACCGTGAAGTTACGGGATGATCCTGCGTATGTCTTTACAATAAGACCCAGATCTGTAATTGCCTTGCTTACCGGAGCCTGTGCCTCTGCGATATCTACCTTAGGCGCCTTCTTCTCTCTGACCGCCTTTTCTCTCTTTGCTGCCGCTGCCTTCTTCTTAGCCTGCTCTGCGATCTCCTTACCTACTTCTGCTAACGGAGTTCCATCGCCTGCAACATCTTCGGAAACAACTTCTACTTCCTTGATCTCAGGACACTCAATTCCGAGATCCTTCTTCTGTGCCATGATCTCTGCTGTGTACTGGTCATCCGGGATCTCTTCGGGATCTACAGTATCGATCTTCTTGTACCATCTCTTGAACGTTGAATACGAGATGTCCTTTGTAGTGCCGTCTGCGATAAACCTGATCTTGTAGGTTGCTGCCTTGTCGTCCTGCTTGATTACCTCTGCTACCTTGCCATTCTGCTTGTTGATGTACCTCATTTTGTTTTCCTCCTTGTTTTGAGTTGTGTTAGTGGCTTGTCATCATCAGTGCCAAAGTTGCCATCTTTAGCAGACGGGCTACTGCCCGTTTCGACTTATCCCAGTATAAGCTTCTGTTCCCGGATACGTGCTCTGTAATACTTAATCTGCTGCTTGAAATACTTGATATCGCTCTTATATCTGCCCGTCCAGTAAGGATCTGATTCTGCTGAAAGATAAAACTCTTTTGTTTCGATAAGTCCCTGATAATACTTAATCTGTTCCTTGAAGCCATCTATAAGTTCCTTAACCTGTCTCTCTACCTCAAGCTCTGCTTCGGACTTGCTGTTATCTACAAGCTTCTTGCCATATTCGTAAATCTCTTCCTTTGTAATGGTATCATCCGCCATGTACATGAGTTCTAATCTCTTATAGACCTGGTAGTTATGGTCGTTAAGCTTACATCCTGTGCCCTGAACGAATTCATCGTATAACATAAGCTATACCTCCTAGTTTTATGAGTTTTTCGAGTGGTGTGAGTTGTGTTACTGTTTACTGTAAATATAATATAACACATTTAATCATATACGTCAATACCCGAATTAAAAGATTTCTTCCAAATTTTTAAACTCTTCTTCTGTAAGCTCATTCAAATCCTTCTTGCCTTCCGGAAGTGCGTATTCTGTTATTATCTTATTATGTACCTTTTCCCGGATCCTCTTTCTTGCCTTTAACCCGGCTTCGTCATTATCTGTTGCCAGTATTAGCTTTCTACAAGGCAGTTCCCGTAATTCCTTAAACTGACGTTCGTTACCCAGTCCATTTAAAGCTACTGCGTATCTTCCGTATTCCCACGCTGTCAACGCATCCAACATGGATTCACAGACAATCACCTCGTTTGCCACTGTTAAGAAATGACTTTTACCACAACGTTTTGTTCGTAATTCATCCACTGATTTTTGTACATCCGTAAGGTATTCATATAATCCGTATAATGGTTTTTTGGCTCCTGTGGGGTAATTAAAAAACTTGGTCTTAACCGAACGTCGTGCGACGAACAGCACATTCCCTTTGAAATCTCTGATAGGGAATGTAATACAATCTGTACTTCGGTCATATCCAAGATCAAACAACTCAATGATTCTTTCATCTGTTATTCCCCTCTTTTTCCAGTATGGGTGTGTGTATCTGTATTTGTCGAGTTCTTCTTCTCCAACCACGTCAATTGAATGTCCATCACTAGCAATACTACGAACGCCACTTTGAGTAGTCCTTCTAAAATTAAGCTCAATACCTTTTCTCGCCTCCACTTCTATACTTGAAAAATTCTTATTCAGCCACTTCCAACCGAAACTTCCAAACATATCATCGTGATAACCGAAACAAAAGGATATCACTTCCGGAAGTGCATGCGCTTCTCCGCAAGCAAAACAATGAAATATTCCTGTATCCTTCTTAATGCCTGCACTAGGCTTCCGTTCCTGTCCGTTTCCATGATACGGGCACTGCACCATTATATCCTGTGGAGTGTTTCGTGTTTTCTGTAATAGCGGTATATGATTGAGTGCTAACTGTGTCTGAAGTTCTGTTATAACATCTTCCAGATCGCAGTTGAATATCTTATCATTTATTATCAAAACGCATCCTCCTTTGCCTCCTGCTTCTTAGGCTTGCCTTCGCGTTTGGGTCTGTCCTGTCGTACCTTGAAATCGTCTTCCATGGGCATATTTATAAATTCGCCCTCATTGGGATTCCAGTGGTACGCTATTTTCTTACCCACTAATCCGTTTCTCTGTTTCTTAACCTGTAACAACAGATCCCCGTCCTTGTTCTGTCTTAATGCTAATACCTTACTTGCATTGAAGCTGAGACCGTCGCTGTCACGTATTGTGTCCAATTCAGGCATATCATCTGAATCACCCTGAACTACTCCGGATCTGTTTGCCTGCACAACTGCAAGAACTGGGATCTTCATCTCTATGGATAAGTTCATCAGGTCTTCACTGATGTTGGTGAGTGATGTTGTCTTGTTGTCGCCACGCTTGCCACGTTCATCCGAAAGGTAATTGACACCATCTATAGCTATCGCCTGAAGATTATACTTCTTAACCCAGTTTTTCAGCTTAGTGACTGTGATACGTCTATCGAAGTCTGCTGGGGTAGAAACAATAAAGGGATGCTCACTCTTAGCCAGTTCCTCTATATACTCTTCATATTTCTTATCATCTATCTCGTCTTTACCCCACGTAAGACCCTTATTGCTAAAATGCTGATACAAGGTGTCAAATCTATATCCTATGCTACTGGGCGTCATTTCAGCGCTTATATACCCCACACCGAAACCCAACTGCCAAACGTGTGATATGATCTTTTCCAGTACCCACGATTTGCCCTGATTCGTTCGTGCGTATATAAGAAGAAACTCTTCTGTTCTCTGAATGCCATGAATGACGTCATCCAATTCCGGAAAGCCTGTTGTAAAAAACCAGTCGTTCTGTTTCTTTTTACGGTCGATATATTCATTATAACGTGTCTTTGCCTGAGCTACAATGTCTGTTCCGCCAAGATCGTAATTAGGTTGAAGTTGTTTCGTAGCCTCCAGCATATATTCAACAGCTGTGTTAGCATCCGTCTCCAATAGCTTAGCTATCTTCTGCACTACGGGAACAGATACTTCAAACAAATGCTCCTCACGAATGGTGTCTATAAGGTACTTGTCTGTTTCCGTTACATCTACAAAGTCGTCATCCGGGAACTTTGCTATAAATGTAACTCTGTCCGGTACATTACCATACTGCTTATAGTGATCTACGACGTAATTATATTCCGCTTCGTACCCCGAAAAGTATTCTTCCGTTAATTGGTTATTGTCTATAAGACCTATATCGCCTGATGCGATACACTTGCAAAGAATTTGCAGCGCTACCATTATCTCATGTCCTTTCCAGTTAATTCTATAATTTCACTTCCATGATAAATTCTACTGGTAAGACGATTTCCATATTCCGTTGCTAATGTCTCTTCCTTAACCACATTCGACGTGAATATATTAGCCTTCTCTGCCAGCATACGCATATCTATAAGCATAAATAGCTGGGTATAGTCGTACTGGGATAATCCGCTAACCGCCACATCATCCCACACAACCAAATCAACCGTTTCCAGTTTTTTCTTATAGCTCTCGGGAATGGGATTGCTAAAGTCCTTCAGCTGCAATAACAATTTTGGAACGGACACGAACATTCCCTTCAAATTCTCATAGTTGCCAACCGCTGTGTGATGGAAGTATGTATGAAGCATCTTTATTGCCCAGCTTGTCTTTCCGTTCCCGCTGTGTTCACCACATATATAAAGGTTCTTACCTGCCTGGACGAAATCAACTATGTTCTTCCGGATCTCTGCCAGTCTGAGAAACGCATTTCTGTCACCCGGATTGGCTTCTGTTATATACAACTGAATTGCCTTCTGCTTTGCTTTTGGCAACCCGCTGTTTTCCATCTGCCACTTCATCTGCGGATATACAATACACTTGCCACAATCGTCTTCGCAAGTATTGATATACCAGCATTCAGAATTTCTCGTATCTTCCATTCTTTATGTTTTCCTCCATGTTAGTCTTATCTGCCTGAGGTGTGCTATAGCCTATGTCTGTGGACGGCGCCTTTCTCTGAGATCCCGGTCTTGTATCCTTCGTACAATCGTAGAATGTAGCGTAGCCTTTTTCCAAACTATAAGATATAATAGTTATCTGCTTATCCCTATCCTGTGCCATTTCGCCCAGTTTATTGAGTATGCTGACAAACTGTTTCTCGCTTCTCAGTTTACCCATCTGCGACATTGAAGCTAAGAAATCAAGCAAGTATTCTATAACATCGGGATCTTTGGAAAACTGCTTTATATGATATTCACATTTACTATATAGATTCTGTTGAGGTTGTTTAGATTTACCGAAGTTGAAAGATCTATCTATATCTTTAGATATAGATAGATTATTGTTTATTTTACTGTTTTTTATATTACTATTACTTGACTGAAGTTTTTTAGGATCTAGTTCCTTAATTTCTTCGGATCTAGTTTGGAAAATATCGCCGAGCTTATCTATATCTATATAGAAATAACGAGTTGCCGGAACGCCTTTGAGCTTTTGTATCAATACGCCAAGATTTATAAGATTCTTAATGGCCTTGCGCTGTTGATATTCAGTTAATCCAGTTCTCTCCTCTAACTTATTCGCAGTACAATAAAACATACCGTCTACAAGCTTATTTTCTCGTTCCCAGTAGCTTTGCTCTGTAGCCAACTCCCCCAATATGACTGTTTCTTCTAAACCTATCAGTTTAACCAATTCCCTATTTACCGGAATATAGTTATCACTGGCTAATAATTGTAATACTATAGATGACATAACCCTCTCCTTTACAAAACAAAGGACCTGTATAAGAGGAAGGGTAGTTCCAATTATACAAGTCCGGCACGACTTGAGTCTCTATGAGGTTCTATTGCTAGAGCCCTACCCGACTCAAGCCGACCTGTTTGGAAGTCTAGACACTTTCATGTCCTGTATAGAGTATATGAACTCAAAATTTTAAAGTCAACACCTATTTTGCGTTATAAACATCTTCCACTTGTTTATCCACTTCGCCATTAACAGTATCCCATAAGATCTTGCGTTCTTTCTCGATATCAACAGAGGCACCTTCCGGATCCGGGATATGTCTCTCCTCTGTATATTCGAGGGTATAAAATGTGTCGTTAACCTTAACGCTGACACGGCTCGTTGCCTTGATGGAAACGGGAATAGCCTGCGCCTTATAATCGTCTTTTTTCTTAGCCATATGATCACTCCTTTACCTTCACGCAGCGAAGAGTTTCCTTCGTTGTTCTCTCTACGCACTTGTCCATTTCTAACAGCACCTTTTTAGGCACCTTACCAGCGTAAATAAGCCGTTCCAGTTCTTCGGAATCTACATACTCCATCGTGCGTATTGCTGGCACGTTATTTGCCCTCAATACTTCTAGTAAACGCTCCTCATTAGTCTTCTCTTCTTCGGATATTGTTAAGGAGCATTTCCACCCGGATATGATGATGTCTTTGTTCTGCTGCTTAAGAGCCTTAATGGTTGTTTTAATCTTGGTATTAAGATCTGCTACTACTTTCTTGAGTGCATTGCACTCCGTGTTCTTCTCGCCATATACAGGAACGAGATCTTCAAGTGTTTCCTTCTTTACAGTTATTCTTGCCATGAGTTCCTCTACCTCCGTATTTACCCATCCTGCCAGACCTTCCCGGATGGACAGTCTGTTTAAACTCGATCAGTTTCCAAACGTCCTCGCTATCCCACAAACGAATATATCCCAGTCCACGAGATATATCGTCTGTAGTATAATCCGGGAGTTGTTTAGACACTTCGTCTTCGGGATTCTCCCTCTTAAACTTATACCACCGGTTGAGTGTCTGTGTGCTTACACCTACTAAAATTGCTACCTGCTCAATTCTTAATTTTGCCATATACATTTCCTCCTTGTATAAACTATCACCTTCCTTCTAAGTGTTTCTAGTGGTTATTCCTAAATGTAATATAACACGTTTACATCTAAAACACAAGACCTTATCCTAATAAATAGTCCAGGATCTCTCTGCTGTTCTCTTTTGTGAGCTTACCATCTACAATAGCATCCGCCATGACGCCTTTTTTGATAACCAGATCGTGAATACGTTCATCGATTGTATTGCGACACATCAGGGTATATATTGTAAGGTTGTTCTTCTGTCCAATACGATGACATCTGTCCACGCACTGTTCCTTCAGTGCCATGTTCCAGGGTTCATCCACGAATATCTCAACTGTGCCAGCGGTAAGGGTAATTCCTGTACCCATAGCGCCTGATGTTCCAATAAGGATCTTAATCTCATGATTCTGAAATCTGCTAACTGTGAAATCTCTGTCTATATCCTTCACGTCACCGGTTATAAGCCCAACGCCGATATATTTCTTATTAAGACGTGCATAAATAACGTCAGTCATCTGTGTCCAGTTGCTAAATATAACAACCTGCTTGCCGTTGCTAACTGCCTCGTCAACAAGTTCCTCGAGTCTATCCAGTTTGGCTGACTCTCTAATGGAGCTGGAGAGGATCCCAGTATAGCCAGTTGCCTGACGCATTCTAATAAGCTCTGCCAAGGGATTGTTAGCCATCTTGAGCTGGTCGATGTGTGCCTTTATGTCCATTGTAACTTCGTTATAGATCTTGCGCTGCTTGTCTGACATATCCACGTATTCGTCCACGTATGTCTTTTCCGGAAGGTCCAGGACTTCTTCCTTTTTACGTCTAAGCATGATCTCGTCCAGGCGTTCCTGAAGTTCGTCGAGATTCTTATAACCAACAACCTCGTATCCGCCAAAGCCGCCGAACTCACCGTAATGATGCTGGAAGGATCCAAATGCGTGTTTCTCATATCCCAGCCACTTCAGGATAATGTATAAATCGAAGGGTCTGTTCATTAGAGGAGTACCTGTCATCGCTATCATTGTCTCTGCCTGAAGTTTAAGGATACCCTTACCCTGGTCGCTCTGTGGATTCTTAGCCTTATGACACTCGTCAAATGCTATCATGCCAATCTCTCCGGACTCACATAACTTCTTCAGTTCCAGTGCAATATCTTCCTGACGAAGGGACTCGATGTTAGTGATAATAAAGTAAGCAGGGTTCGTAGCCAGCATCATAATGTCTGTGAGCTTATCCGCATTGCTGCCTATAACAATCTTGTCCCTCTGTACGCGCTGTCCCAGTATGTAAGGTTGTTCGTCTGAGTGTACCAGTACCTCATTTCTCCAGTTCCATTTCAGTCCGTTTACACCGCAGATAATCAGACAGTGCTTATATCCCTTTGAAAGCTTCTTAGCTACTGCTATGTCAATAACCTGCTTAGTCTTACCAAGACCCATTTCATCGCCCAGTAGCCATCTGTCATTAGTAAGTCCAAAATTGAAACCTACTATCTGGTGCTCGTAAGGATTAGTTTTGAACTGGAAGCCATCCGGGATCTTAGCTTCGGGCTTTTCCATCACAACGTAGTCACCTGTGATTTCTATCTCTGCCCAGTCTACTTTCTTAACGAACTCGCCAAGCTTGCCGAGAGGGAGTTCCCATATCTTATTTTCTGCGTCCCAGTATTTCGAAGGAAACTCTCTGATCGCATTCACTATTCTCATATCGAAGTCGAATGTAACGAAGAGCGAATGCTCTCCGTTACACTTAACTGATTTACCTACCCTGATCTGTATCATATCCTTACCTCACCTTCACGTAATAGTTGCCAACTGCCTTTCCTCGGCAATCCCATATATCTTGAACAACTCCGCCGGTTATACAAGTGTGATGATTTGCTACTGTAATAAGTACACCCTGCATCATCTGCTTCCTGGACAGTACCTTGTCCATCTCGCCTACTGTGTACTTCGTGCCATCTATCTTACGAGGCTGCTTCATCTTAACATAGCCATATTCTTTCAGGACCAATTCCACGGTCTGCTTATCTGTAATGCCGTAGCACTTCTTCTTTGCCCAGTAGACACATCTGTCTATTGCCTCTTCGTAACTGATGTTCAGTGTACCTACTATAGCGCGTACTGCGCAATCGCCTGTCTTATGACCCTTCGGATTTACATTGAGATTAATATAGTCTAACATTTCCGTCCCTCCTTACTTCGCACAGTCCAGGAAGTTATTCATCATCCTGTGAGCTACGCCTACCTTGTAGAGTGTCTTAGCGCACTCTGTCTTATCGCAACCGATATAAAGTGTCTCACCGCGCTCTGTGAGATCGTAATACTGATCTCCGCCAAATGTCCATACTGTGATCCATGCCATGTGTCCATTGTTAAACTTGAAAGGCACGCCACCCTGCTTACGATACATACCGTTAGCCTTCCAGTTATGGATCTTGTCCAGCATCGCTTCCTCTGCCTTCTCAATGTTTTCCTCTGTAACTGCGATACCCTTTAAGATTTCCTTCGCTTCCTTAATCGACATCATATCTGAACCCTCCTTATCTATCTGCGAAATACTTACCGCCACGAATGTGATCAACTACAAGAGCTACATCCTCTGCTGTCTCAATTACCATTACATCTCCCCAATCTCTAGGACTAAGGATCTGACAATCTTCAAAACCCTTACGACAAATTGTCGTCCACTTCCAATCCTGACCGTAATCGAAATATACATCCTCTACAACATACTTAGCGCCATTAGGACTAAGCATTTCAAGTACCGATGCAACTGCTACAAGCTTCTTGTACTCGGGTTCATCAATGCGAATTACTCTCTCTGTCATCTGTTTGTCCTCCTATAGTGTTGTGAGTTTTTCGAGTTGTACGCTATCCAGTTTTTAAACTCGCCTCCGGCGCTAAGCTCGTCTGCGAACTCTACTAACTTGCGTTGCGTATCGTTTACTGTAAATATAATATAACACATTTATTCTTATCCGTCAATACGGTTACCAAGAAAAATTTATCAAAAAATAAAAGGCTCCGAGAAGCCTTTAATCTTTATACTTTTGAGATAGTATTTTTATCATTTCCTTAATACATAGTCTTTCTTTATTCATATCCGTGTGCTGATATAACATATCTATAAATTCGCGAAGTTCCCGGCATACGTCCTTGATGCCTTGTATAACTTCACTGTCTATTGCTTCGTTAGTTTGATAGCGCCGTTTCGTGTCTCTGTATTTTATATAGTAAGGAAGAATATCGTCGTATTCCTGTTTTACCCCGTCTATCATCGTTTTTAAGCCCGCCTTCATATTTTCCCTACAAATATATAAAGATGCTAATTCGGATACGTTATCAACGGTGGTAACGTCGTTTTCAAGTGCCTCTATTGCTTCTTCTATTGCTACAAGATCCATACTACCTCCAAAATGGGGGAGATATTTCACTCCCCCGCATAATTTTACATCTTTTCAAGCTTGCGCTTCATCTCTTCGATCTGACGCATCATCTGTTCCTTGTCTTCGTGACCGCTGTATCCGCCATCACGGCTGGTATAGCGACCCATCGCGTCACGTCCGCGACGATAACTTCCTTCCTCGCTATAACGTCCATCGCCGTCTCCATCACGTCCTCT